AATATATAATATATACTTTATAACACAAAGGAGAAGTACTAATGAGTAGAGCATACGGTCCAGAAGAAAAAGCTAAACTTGAAAAATTAATTAACGAAGGTTCTTTAGTTTTACGCGAAGTTGAAGACTTACAAGCTGGTTTAAAAGATACTGTAAAAGCAGTAGCAGAAGAATTACAAGTAAAACCTGCAGTTATAAATAAGGCTATCAAGATAGCCCATAAAGGAAATTGGCAAGATCATAATGAAGATTGGGAAGAAGTTGAAGCAATCTTAGATATTACAAAACGCATTTAAAAAGTAGTAAAACGGAACGGCAAGCAGGCCATAAGCTGCAAAAGGGTATTTGTGAGCCACAAGTCACATACACAGAGATTTACAATATGAAAGAATTTAATACATGTACGGAATGTTTCCGTCCAGACGTATGCACATCAAGATGTGAATGTAGTATCATTGTTCATGGATCAGAGGAAGTTGCAAAACACCGCGACGAAGAAATGTTTATGGAATGGATTAATGATCACTCAACTAATCGCGATAGAGGTGCAGCATGAGTTATGTAGATGCTTACTTTGATCGTGACAATGATGTTATTAAAATTGTAGAAAGAAATTCAAAAGGTGAACGGGAATACAAAGATATTGCCGTTAAACACACATTATATTATACAGACCCGAAAGGGAAATATCAATCAATTTACGGCGACCCCGTATCAAAAGTAATTTGTAACAATACTAGAGAGTTCCGCAAAGAACTTTCAATACATGGTAATAAGAAGTTATTTGAAGCAGATATTAATCCAATTTTTAAATGCTTATCTGATAACTACCTCAATCACGACGCACCAAAACTTAATGTTGCGTTTTACGATATTGAGGTTGACTTTGATCCAGAACGTGGGTATGCATCACCGGATGATGCGTTCATGCCTATTACTGCTATTGCAGTGTATTTACAATGGTTAGACACTCTTATCTGTTTAGCTATACCTCCAAAGACGTTAACTATGGAGCAAGCTAAAGACCAAGTTAGAGATATTCCAAATACTATACTGTTTAACACCGAAGCAGATATGTTAGATACATTTCTTACACTTATTGAAGATGCTGATATTATTAGCGGATGGAATAGTGAAGGATTTGATATTCCATATACCGTTAATCGTGTTACTAAAGTTTTATCAAAAGATGATACACGCAGATTCTGTTTGTTTAATCAATTGCCAAAACGTAGAGAATATGAAAAGTACGGTAAGAACGCAGTAACATACGACTTTGTAGGACGTGTTCATTTAGATAGTTTGCAATTATATCAAAAATACACATATGAAGAACGTCATAGTTTTAGACTCGATGCTATTGCCGAATATGAGTTAGGCGATCGTAAAACACAATACGAAGGTACACTTGATCAGTTATACAACAATGACTTTAGAACGTTTATTGAGTATAATAGACAAGATACTATGCTATTACATAGACTTGATACAAAATTAAAGTTTATTGATTTAGCTAATACACTTGCACATGAAAACACTGTATTACTACAAACTACTATGGGTGCTGTTGCTGTGACAGAACAAGCTATTATTAACGAATCTCATAACAGAGGATTTGTTGTACCTAATAGAAGAAGTAAAGCAGAACCGATTCAAGCTGCTGGTGCGTATGTTGCATATCCTAAAGAAGGCATTCATGACTGGATTGGCTCGCTAGATATTAACTCTCTGTATCCAAGTGCTATTAGAGCGTTGAATATGGGTCCGGAGACTATTGTAGGACAGCTTAGACCAGTTGCAACCGACGAATACATTAGCTTACAAATAGCAAAAGGTAAATCGTTTGCTGCTGCATGGGAGGGGTTATTTGGTACACTTGAATACACCTCTGTTATGAACGAAGAAATTGGTACCGACATTATGGTTGACTGGGAAAACGGCGATACTGATGTACTAAGTGCTGCCGAAGTATACAGATTAATATTTGAAAGTAATCAACCATGGGTTATGTCAGCTAACGGAACTATCTTTTCATATGAAACAGAAGGTGTTATTCCTGGATTACTAAAGCGTTGGTATGCAGAACGTAAGGATATGCAGAAAAAGCTAAAAGAAGCTATCAATGCAGGTAATAAGATTGAAGAAGAATACTGGGATAAACGACAACTAGTTAAAAAGATTAACTTGAACAGTTTATACGGTGCTATTCTTAACCCAGGTTGTCGGTTCTTTGACAAACGTATTGGACAATCTACTACGTTAACTGGTAGACAAATTGCTAAACATATGGCTGCTAAGGTAAATGAGATTATAACCGGTGAATACAACCATGTAGGTAAGTCGATTATTTACGGTGATACTGACTCCTGTTACTTTTCGGCATATACTACACTTAAGAAAGACATCGAAAATGGTAGTTTACCATGGTCTAAGGAAACTATTGTACATTTATACGATCAAATTAGTGATCAAGTAAATAGCACATTCCAACAGTTTATGTTAGATGCGTTTCATTGTCCTAAATCGCGCGGAGAAGTTATTAAAGCAGGTCGTGAGATTGTTGGCAGTAAGTCACTGTTTATTACTAAAAAGCGTTATGCAGTATTAGTATACGATAAAGAAGGTAAACGTAAAGATACACATGGTAAAGAAGGCGAAATCAAAGCTATGGGGTTAGATTTAAAACGTAGTGATACTCCTGAGTTTATTCAAGACTTCTTATCAGAAGTATTACAGATGGTGTTATCCGGTGATTCCGAACAGCACGTACTAGATTACATTAGTAAGTTTAGAATATCATTCAAAGCTAGACCCGGATGGGAGAAAGGTTCACCTAAACGTGCTAATAGTATTACTTCTTACCTTGAAAAAGAAACAAAACAAGGTAAAGTTAATATGCCAGGACACGTTAGAGCAAGTTTAAATTGGAATACACTAAAACGTATGTACGATGACAAATACTCAATGAGTATTACAGACGGTGCAAAAGTAATTGTATGCAAACTTAAACAAAATCCATTAGGATTTACTAGTGTTGCATATCCAGTAGACGAATTACGCTTACCACAATGGTTTAAGAACTTACCATTTGACCATAATGGAATGGAAGATACTATTATTGATAGTAAACTTGATAACTTGATTGGTATTCTGAATTGGAAATTAGCTGATACTTCGGATAGAAACACATTTAACAGTTTATTTGAATTTGAATAAATTGAACATTGACAAATTGATACAAATATAATATAATATACAAAACTAGGAGATATACATGAAAGACTTTTTACAAGATTTAGTAGACCACACACATAAATTAACCGTTTTACCATTAGTTAAAGTAACATCAACTGCTCAAACTGCAACTATTGAATCAGTTGCTGAAGATAGAACAGTTATGTTATATGCAACTACTCATGCACCAGTAACTGGACTAGGTGAATGCATTTTTGGTATGCCAAATTTAAACAAATTAGAACTACACCTTAAATGCCCCGAATATAAAACAGATGCAACTATTAATGTTGTACACGAATCACGCGATGGTACTAAAATTCCAACGGGATTACACTTTACTAATGCCACTGGCGATTATGAAAACGATTATAGATTTATGAATGAAGAAATCGTTAGTGCAAAAGTAAGACGACCAAAACTAAAAGTTGAAATTATATACGACATTTCATTTGTTCCAACTGGTGTTAGTATTCAACGGTTAAAACACCAAGCTGCTGCCCACACAGAAGAAACAGTATTTCAATTAGCAACTGTTAATAGCGACTTAGTGTTTAAATTTGGTGATGCAAGTACACACGCTGGCTCATTTGTATTCCATAACGGTATTAATACTATATTAAAAAATACATGGTCATGGCCTATTGCTCCAATCATCGGTATTTTAAGTTTAAATGGTGATTTAACTATGAAAGTATCAGATCAAGGATCGTTACAAATTATTGTCGACAGCGGAACTGCAGTTTACACTTACACATTACCAGCATACACAAAATAATGATAGACATTAGAAAAGCAATGCGCTTACTTGACACAATGTATGTAAGCGCAAACGAGAGTATTAAGAACTCAGTTGATAAAATTGTAACATTAGCACAATTAGATCCACCAGTCGGTGCTAGGACTGGTCCTTTTGAACAACTGCTAAATGATTTTGAAGGTATCAAGTGGCAATTTAGTGGAATTAAATCTAGTACAGATAAATTTGAAAGATTCATTAATGCACCACACAATGAATTTCAATTTACTAATTGGCTTAATAGTTATGTAACTAGTTTACCAATGTTAGTTGCAATGAATACTAAAATTACAAATTTAGAAATAGAGTTAGCAAATATAAAGGAAAAAAATGAATCGGAACTTAACCGCGACACAAAATGATTACGCAGTGTTCCTACCTGCAACGTCGGGTTTTTACTCAACGTTTGTTGGGAAACAACGGTATGGCAATTATGTCGAACCGTCACGTATTCCTGCATCGTTTAAAGCAGGTGTTGAAGGCCTTAATTATTTAGAACCTGAAAAAGGTGAATTTTATTATAGATGGTGTTTATATTCAGCTGGACATGCAAACTTAGATTTAAATAAGTTTGACGAAAGTGAAGACATGTTCCGTAATAGAGATAGAAGCACAAGTTGGGTACTAGGAGACTCTGGAGGTTTCCAGATAGGTAAAGGTGTATGGGAAGGCGAGTGGAAAGATCCAAATAGTGTTGAAGTACAAACAACTATGGCTGACTGTGTTGCTAAAGGTATTGAAGAAGTTCCGGTACTTGATAAAGACGGTAATCCAGTAGTTAATAAAAAAGGTGTTGTTAAAACAACTAAAATTGATCATGTTAAACTCTATCAAGCTCGTTTAGATGCTGCTCAAAAGAAAAGAGAGCAAGTGTTAGCGTGGATGGACGCGTTAATGGATTACGGTATGGTACTTGATATTCCAGCATGGGTTGAAAGAAGCCCTGCAGGAAGTCTTGCAACAGGTATTACAACGTATGATCAGGCAGTTGACGCTACGATATACAATAATGAATACTTTATGAAACATCGCAACGGCAATTGTAAATTCTTAAACGTATTGCAAGGTGAAAATCATACACAGGCAGACGACTGGTATGATAAAATGAAAAAGTTTTGTGATCCTACAATATATCCAGACAATCATTTTAACGGCTGGTCAATGGGTGGACAAAACATGTGTGATGCCGAGTTAGTACTTAAACGAGTTGTTACATTAAAATTTGATAACTTGTTGCAACAAGGTAAACACGACTGGATGCATTTCTTAGGAACAAGTAAATTAGAATGGGCATGCTTTTTAACTGACGTACAACGAGCAGTGCGTAAATACGTTAATCCAGACTTTACTATTAGTTATGACTGCGCTAGTCCATTTTTAGCTACTGCTAACGGTCAGGTATACATTACTACAGAATTAGATGATAGATCTAAATGGGTTTATAGAATGGTTCCAAGTGCCGACGATAAAAAGTATGCACAAGATGCTAGACTATTTAAAGATGCAGTAATTCAAGACGGTGTGTTTAGTGTGTTTGATCCAAGTCCGTTAATTGATCAAGTTCCTATTAAAGACATTTGTATTTACGGACACGGTATACCTAACTGGACAGAAGTTAACAACGATAAAGTTGATCATTCTGAATTATTTAAAAATCCATTATACTTAAATGATCCTAAATACTGGATAACGTTAGGCGATGCAAATAAAGTTAATAAAATTGGTAAAACTAGTTGGGATAGTTTTAGCTATGCTATATTAATGGGGCACAATGTTTGGAGCCATGTTAATGCTGTGCAAAAAGCAAACGAGGCATATGATAACGGTATAATTCCTCGAATGTTAATAGGCGAAAAAACGCAATCGTATGTTGTTAGAAATATCATTGACCAAATCATTGCGTGTGATGATAAAGCTGTTGCTCTTAAGATGATTAAAGATCTTGAAAAGATATGGATGGCTATTCCGGGCACACGCGGCAATACTGGAAAAAACATAATTAACAATGAAACTACTACTAAAACAAATTATGTAGCTGATTCAATAGTTACTGAAAAAGTAGAAAGACTTAAAAAGACAATGTTATCAGATCTCAAATCAACAGCTAACTCGTTGTTTGACTTTGATGATAACGAACAACCAACACTTGAATTAGATGAAGACGATATCGAGTTTACTGAAGAAGATGAACTGAATTTATCTAACCTAGAAGATAGCATTAAGCATGAATAGACAGTATAATAACAATATAATTACAAACACTGCTAAATTTTTTACCGGTATTGAGGTAGAGCATACACCTGCATATGGTTTAAAAACATTGTTTGTTGTTGGTAATCAAACTATAGAAGCAGTACATTACCGGTTAGATGCTGAAGAAGATATTAAACATATCTTCTTTGGTGCAAACCAT